TCGAAGGAACAAGAAGTGTTGAGAAGTCGAGTAGAAATTCTCAACCAGATTGCACCTTATGTTGGACAATTGTTCAGTAAAGAATATGTCCAGAAAGAAATTTTAAGATTTAGTGACGATGAGATTGCTCTGATGGACAAACAAATCGGAGCAAGTCAACCAGAAGATAATGTAGTAGGAGATAATAATGAGTGAAGAAGTTGAAAACGTTGAAGTAGAAGTACAGGACGAAGTTACTCCACAAGATTCTATCAGACAGATGATGGATAAGTGGGCAGACGGTGACCTTGCTGGTGCAAACGACGAATTCTTTGCAATGATGAACAAACGTGCCGATGACATGCTCGCAGTTAGAAAGTCCGAGATTGTCCCAGGCATCTTTAACGATCCAGAAATGCAAAAGATGGGTTTGGAAGCAGCCCCAGAAGAATCAGAGGAAGAGTCAGATGAAGACGTTTAAAGATTTTCGTGAAGAGGCCAAACCAGTAGAGAAGGTTTCAAAAGAAGAGCCTACTGCGAATCATCCTACTGAAACTGGTACTGAGGGAGACAAGACTCCCCCGAAACAGGGTAGTTCCGAAGACCCCAAACTCACTCACATGTGTGCCACAAAGGTGGTGCATCCTAAGTTTGGTGAAGGTAAACCAATCATGGGAGAACACGCAGAACCCGATGCTAATGGGGATGTGTGGTGGTATAAGGTTATGTTTGAACATGGTATCGAAATGTGCGAAACATATTCCTTGGATGTTTTGATGTCCGAGGCCCACATGAACCATAAAAAGAAATACTAACGGAGATACATAGATGGCATTCGCAAAATCTAACTTAAAACTGACTCAGGTGCAGGCAGTTGTTAGGTGTACGGGCACTGGTGGTGACAGCGGAACCATCGATATCGACACCGATATTGTCAAATCAGGTGAGACGGCATCTAGTCCCACAGTCAATATTACAAGAGTACATTGGAACTGTGACAAAAACGCCGCAGTTACTATCACTCGTAACAGTGTTGATATTATGCATGTCCACGGTACTGGTTTTACTGATTGGTACGGGTGGGTAGAAACCACTGAAAACGATCAAGACATTGACATTGCCATTTCAAACGGTGATGCTGTTGTCTGGTTAGAACTATCCAAGGTTACTGGATTTGGTTCACAACAACACCAAGATCAGGGAACTCTGGGAGGTAACTAATGAAACTAATAACTGAAGTCACTGAAGATATTCAATATCTCTCAGAAGAGAAGAACGGTAAGAGACACCTTTACATTGAAGGTGTTTTCTTGCAATCTAATATCACCAATCGCAACAATCGTTCCTATCCCAAGGAGATTATGCGAGCGGAGGTAGACAGATACCGCACAGAACAGATCGACAAGAAAAGAGCTATGGGTGAATTGGGTCACCCCGAAGGTCCGACTCTGAATCTGGATCGTGTATCTCACATGATTACCTCTCTGAAAGAAGACGGTGACAACTGGATCGGTAAGGCGAAAATCCTTGACACTCCGATGGGTAACATTGTAAAGAATTTGATGGACGAAGGCGCACAACTTGGTGTAAGTTCAAGAGGCCTTGGTTCACTGAAAGAGAAGAACGGTATCAACGAAGTACAGGATGATTTTGTTCTTTCGACTGCTGCTGATATTGTGGCAGACCCTTCTGCTCCAGATGCCTTTGTTAGAGGTATCATGGAAAATAAAGAATGGATGATGGTAAACGGTGTATGGACTGAAAGAGAAATGGAAGTTACTCAACAGATCATCAATAAATCTAGTTCCCGTGAACTGGAAGAACAGAAACTTGCAGTGTTCAGTTCATTCCTAGATCGTCTATCAAAAATATAATTTTGTATAAATAATTATCAGTAACGCAAAAATATCTCAAAGGAGAAAATCATGAGCGTAGAAAGCAAAATCAGAGACTTTCTGAAGAAGGGTAAGGAGATTGAAGAGTCTCTTGCTCTTGCTGAAGAAGTCAATGAACTGGAAGAGAAGGCAGCTGCCGCAACTCTTGCTCCCAAGAGTCAAGGTGGTGATGCATCTATGCCGTCTCAAGGTTCTTCTAACCCCTCACCCGAAATGCAAGACCTGTCTGGTACAGGTGACAAGCATGGTGGTTTGACTGCATCTATTGGTAAGGCCGCTGCTGACAAAATGAGTCAGTCTGGTGAACTCACCAACTCTGGTGCTGGTGATGCCCCCAACTTTGAAGACGAAGAAGACCCCAAGAATGTGGTCAATCAAGCATCTTCAAAGGGTAACGTTGCTCGCGAGGAAGTAGAAGAGTCAGAGGAAGAAGAAGTTATCGCTGAAGACGAAACTGCTGAGACTGAAGAAGAAGTCGAAGAGATCGTTGAAGAAGAGTCCGCTGAAGACGCCGAAGAAGAAGTCGAAGGTGAGAATCTTTTTGAAGGTGATATCGCTAATCTTTTCGCAGACGAAGAACACCTCTCAGAAGACTTCAAGGTTAAGGCCGCTGAACTCTTTGAGACAGTAGTAACTGCTCGTCTTGCTAACGAAATCGAATCCATTCAGGCAGAACTTGCTGAGGAAGCTGAAGCCGCTCAGGCGAAATTCCAAGATGACATGGTTGAGAAGATCGACGCATATCTCAACTACGTTTCTGAGAACTGGATGAAAGAGAACGAACTCGCTATCGAGCGCGGTCTCCGTACTGAAATTACAGAAGACTTTATCAAGTCTCTGAAAACTGTTTTCACCGAACATTATATTGAAGTGCCTGAAGAGAAGTACGATGTACTTGGTGAAATGCAAACTGAGATCGAAGAACTCAAGTCAAAACTCAACGAGTCAATCGAAGCACAAGTATCTCTGACGAAAGAAAGAGAAGACATGTTGCGTGAGAAGATCATCGCTGAGGCATCTGAAGATTTGACAATGACAGAATCAGAAAAACTGTCTTCACTTCTTGCTGATGTAGACTTTGGTGATTCCGAACTCTTTGCTGAAAAGGTCTCTGTTGTTAAGGAAAACTATTTCCCCAAACAGGGTGTAGAAACTGGTGAAGTAATGTCAGATACAGTTGACGCTGACCACCTTGAAGAAGGTTCTTCAATCAGTAAGTACGCTCAGGCAATTTCAAAGCAGATTAAAAAGTAAAGTTTTTATAAATAAACTTAGGTAAAACAAAAAACCAAACCAAGGAGACTACAATGTATCTTTCCGAAGAAATCCAAAAAAAGTGGAGTCCTGTTCTGGATCATCCCGATCTGCAAGAGATTGCTGACCCCTATCGTAAGGCGGTAACCTCTGTAGTTCTTGAGAACCAAGAAAAGGCTCTCCGTGAAGAGAAGCAAGTTTTCTCTGAAGCGGTACACGCTAACAACATGTCAGGTGAGATCGACACATACGATCCCATTCTGATTTCTCTGGTTCGTCGCGCCCTTCCTAACCTGATGGCGTATGACGTTGCTGGTGTTCAACCGATGACTGGTCCTACTGGACTGATCTTTGCGATGAAGTCTCACTATACTTCACAAACTGGTACAGAGGCTCTGTTCAACGAAGCTGACACAGACTTCTCTGGTACTGGTACTCACGCTGGTTCTAACCCTGTTGATGGTACTTACACAACTGGTACTGGTGTAACCCGCGACAACGCTGAGGTATTTGGTGATTCTACTACGCTGAACCAGATGGCATTCTCAATTGAGAAGACCACTGTAACTGCTAAGTCACGCGCACTGAAGGCAGAGTACACTGTCGAATTGGCGCAAGACCTCAAGGCAGTTCACGGTCTTGACGCTGAGTCAGAGTTGTCAAACATTCTGTCTCAGGAAATCCTCGCTGAAATCAACCGCGAAGTGATCCGTACAATCTACAAAGTCGCTAAGACGGGTGCTGCTTCTACTGCAACGCCTGGTACTTTTGACCTTGACGTAGATTCAAATGGTCGTTGGTCTGTTGAAAGATTCAAGGGTCTGTTGTTCAACATCGAAAGAGACGCGAACGTAATCGCACAAGACACTCGTCGCGGTAAGGGTAACTTCATCATCTGTTCTTCAGATGTTGCTTCTGCCCTGTCAATGGCTGGTGTTCTGGATTACACTCCTGCTCTGAACACTTCTCTTAACGTAGACGATACAGGTAACACCTTTGCTGGTACTTTGAATGGTCGTTACAAGGTATACGTTGATCCTTACTCTGCAAACACTGGTGCTGCTTCTCAGTTCTACGTTTGTGGTTACAAGGGTACTTCACCTTATGACGCTGGTCTGTTCTACTGCCCCTATGTACCTCTGCAAATGGTACGCGCAATCGACCCCGATACTTTCC